GATTACTACACCCTTCCACCAATCAAGATTAGACTGACCTGCCCAACCTTCTTCAGCACCCTTAAAGCAACCTGCTACAAGCCCTATAGCTTTAGCTCCGTCCTTAAACTTTAGGTCACGCTTATGGCTGTGACCACAAGTGGAGCTTGTATATCTGTGACCTAACAGTGTATTAGCGTGGTGTAATCCAGATACAGCAGAACCAAAATTACCTGCTTGGAAGAAGTGGGCATACGACACACCATCGTATTCAGCTATAGATGGTCCTGAGTTTCTGTATTCGTGGTAGTCGTCGAACCAGTGGTCTGTTTGAAGATGCCCAAAGGAAATCCCGTACTTGTCTCCCTGTAGTCTGGGATCACTTTTGAGTGCCTTCTTAATTCTGTTTTCGTGGTTGCCCTCGAAGCCAATCCATCTAGGTCTTTTGTATTTTCTTTGACTGGGCTTCTGTCTAAGCCTATCCATAGATTCGTTGTAATGCTCAATATCTTGTTCATAGCTCTGACTGACAATAGCTTCAGGACTCCTAGTATCAAAACTATTGAGAGAGCGCATATCAGCACCATCACCGAGGTCGATAATGTAATTGGGGTTAACATCATATATCAATTCTCCTAGCCAATCAAATCTCTCATTACTTGTAGTCGGGTCTGCGTGAGCGCAACTAAATACAACTGCTGTCTTAGACATAATCATTTCCTTCGTAGGGTATATTTATAACTATAGGATCTATAGTAGATAAAAAGTAGGACTGGAATTTATAAGCGGCATCAAAGTTAATAAAGGGTATATCGTCTTCAAACATCTCCTTGGCTTCTACATCTTCTACACTACAAGTTAACCACCAGTCGCCCCTAGGGCATTGAAACGGTCCATTGATTACTCTGTGTACGTGGTAAGTTATTTGATCCATTCGTCGGGTATCCTTTTATCTGCATATAGAAAGTTATTTTTCTCACACCACATAGCATATGTAGTCTTAGATCCTTTACGTATCTTGTTCCTACTATTGCTGAACACGAACCTTATGTCAAGTTTAGGGTTTTGTTCTCTAACTCTTAGGTGCTTCTTTCTATCTTCTGGTACGAACCTTCCTTTAGATTCAATTATGATACCATTAGGTAGTATGAAGTCAGGGGTGTAAGTCTTGTTCTCTACTAACTTCCAGTTTATCTTAACTGTCTCGTAGCCAAAGTCTACACCCCTGTCCTTGAGGTCTTTCGATATGACATCCTCAAGCCCAGAACGATAACCATTCTTTATAGCTTGTTGTCGGATCTTACTCTTGGTGGTTGCCATATCTCTTCCTCTTCTCTTCTAAGCCATAACAGCCTAGCGTTTTCTATTACTCTATCCTGATTTCCATCGTAGGCTTTAACGACACAATCCCAGAGATCTTCTTCTGTCTCTGCATCTTCTAGTATCTTCTTAGCCTTGACTGGACCAACACGAAACAGACCTACTATATTGTCTGCTGTATCTCCTGTTAGTATCTGAGTATAGAAGAACTTAATTCCCCCGAAGGGGGTTACTTCTAGATAATCGCCTCTAACCATGTTAAAGTGCCAACAGGGTAACTGTAGCATATCTTTATCTATAGAGGCTACACAAGCCTTGTAGTCTAGTCTGGCGGCTTCTTTAGCAATGAGATCATCTGCTTCTTCTCCTTCGCTTATTATTGCTTGGTACTTGCTTTCCATGTAATCTCTGGCGGTCTGCAAGTGTCTAGGTTTCTGAACGCTTTTTCTATTTCCCTTGTAGGTGTATGACTTAGCTATGTCATGTCTGAAGTTACCCTTGCCTGTAAGGTACACAACATAATCTAGACCTAACTCTGGGAATAATACGGTGCTATCTAAAATGAATTGTATGAGGTTATCGACTTTATCTCTTGTGTCTTTTGCCCCTAACTGTTCAGTGGAGAAGGCCGCACGATAAGCAATTATATCCCCATCGATTAGAACCTTCCCCATATCCATTTAAGTGTCACCCCACATCATTTCACCATCTTCACATTCAAAGCCTACAGACTTAACATAGGTGAAACCAAAAGCATGTGCGGCTTCAGCGAAGAGTTGAGCTAACTCATGGGCTTCTGTAATATCGTCCCTACTCATATCAACACTTCCGCTGTAACCATCGTCGTCTTTTTCCATGTACGCATTAACACTTACTCTCATAACACTTCCTTATACAATAAATAACTCATCATCTTCTGTGATAGCATTGTTTTCTTCATAGGGTACATGATCTGTTATGCCTACATTTAGTAAACGTACACCTGCACCTTGAGCATAAATCTCAAACTGAACTTTAGCTTTAGTGCCATTACCTAAAGCACCATCTTCAGAGAAGCTCCATAGTCTTTTCTTCTCTCTTCCTTCAGTCAAGTTTACTATTGTGGGCGCGCCACCATAGTCTATTGTTACAGGCTCACCATTACGATCAGTAAAGTTTTTTACATCGGAGATCTTACGTTTGATCTTCATGTACTTACCTATACCAAGGTCTGCATTACCTTGCCTTATCCTATCACTATTCATAGGGTGTAAGTCTAAACCTTCTTTCTCTAGGTGTCCTATTTGTGCTTCTTCAGTAAAGTAAGCATTAGTAATATACTGCCCACCTTGACTGTGTACTGCTTGTGCGGCGCGTGGTCCATCTGCACTTCCCATATCCGCATTTTCTGGAAATACTTTCGCATATTCTAGTATCATATCCATTGTGTATTTAGCCATGTCGAGTTCCTTTCGGCTGTTGGTATTTATATATAATGCCCTTTTTGAGCAAAGTACGAAGTAGAAATAAAAATAAAGTTAGTGTATGTCTGCGTAAGTCTTACCGAACTGTGCATCTACCCCTAAAGGTACGTTTAGTTCTAGGTTATTATTAAGGTTTTCAATAGCTTGTTCCATTGTAGCCTTAGTTTGTTCTTCTTCTCCTTCTGGTACGAGTGCGATGATTTCATCGTGGAATTGTCCGATGGTTTTAATTCCGTAGCGACGACATAAAGATACCCAACTGTCAAAACAAAATACTCCTGTCCCTTGATTTAATGTAGAGAACTTATCCTTGTCACTACGTAAGCTGTACCAGAATTTAGATACAGGATTCAGTAGCCACATAGAGCCAAATAAGTCCTTTGTACGTACTGTATTAGCTACCTTATCTACTGACCAATTACGTGACCAGAAGGCTTCTAACAATACTGTAGCCTCTTCTTTGTTCATACCTGTATTACGTGATAGAGTAGACGAACCTACACCATAAGTAGCACTATAGTTTACTACTTTGTAATTCTTACGTAGGGACGACAAAGACCTCTCTCCACTGTTATGTTTGTCGATGTCTTCTTGTGTAATTATACCTGCGTGTTTAGCTAAGTCTAAGTGTGGATCAAAGCCTTCTTTAGACATCTCTTCTACATACTCAGGGTCTAATGGTTTCATGTAGTGACGTTTAGTTGTATCCTCTAGTGAGGTCATGTCGGCACCACATAAGCTGTAACCATCTGGACAGGTTAGACAACCTCTTATCTCTTTACCATACGGCTTATCTACAGCAGGTAAGTTAACGAGAGGCTTGGCATGTTTAAACCTAAGAGTGTTAGTTAGACCTGCTATATTAGCTTGTACGTAACCATCTACTTGTGCGTTAACCATAGCTTTGATAACACCTATACGATGAGACAATACAGATAGGCCATCAAGTAAGTTTATAGCAGGTTCTTTATCTGCTAGTGCTTTTACTGATCTACATAAGTCTGCGTCCTTCCTTACTTGTTCTAGCTTTCTAGTGTCGCCTGTAACCTTATCACGTAAGAACTTATAGGTACGGGGTTGCCAACCTAACGAGAATAGCCAGTCCTTAACTTGATCTGTACTGTTAGGGTTAGCTCTCTCTTCACCTACCTTAACTGTAAGTGATTGTGTAGACTGTGGTTGTTTCTGGTCTTTACACAATGCTACCCACTTCTCTCCATTAGATGATAGCGACCCATCCTTCTTGTGCATTACTTTAGGTTTGTTACGTACTGCTGTAACAATCTTACGTGGCATAGCATCAGCAAGTAACTCTGTCTTCTCTGCCTTTAGGCTTTCCCATGTAGCCAAATAACCTTCTGCTTTACCTACATCCAATTTCCACTG